TACGGGCATTACATCAAGATAGGTCTAGTCATGTTGGGTACTTCTACCGTTATAACAGCGTTTTCCTATGCGGTTACGAAGCTCTTGAATTGGATATGGCCACAGAAAGACTGGTTGAATGCTGAATCTAAAGACTTTCACAAAGACCAGCGTCGTTCTAAGAAACTCACTCCTAAGACGATGAAACAAATTCGCACTGAGATGGCTGCCAAGGTTGGTGCCCAGGGCTCAGGCGGTTCGGATGAAAATGGTTTTTCACTAATCATGAAGATGATGCAGACTAATTTAATGTCTTTGTCAGTCTGTGAATCTGAGGATGATGACCGTTGGGTGTCTTTTGGTAGTGTTTTCTTTGTAGCGGGTACTTGCGCTCTAATGCCTTTCCATTATATTAAGCAAATGCGTTCGATTGCTGAGGAGAACGAGGAATTCTTGGGCAATCGTATTAAACTTTTTAAGGATGTTGAAGGAACCAAAGAAACTTATGGGAAGGTATCGGATATTTTGGCCAACGTTTATGGTGAGAATCTTCAAGAGCAGGATCTTTGTTTAATCAGATTTGACAAATATATCGCTCAACCTTATGTTGATCGTGTAAAGAATTTTTGCACTGATGAAGACATTAACTCTCTTATGACCCAAAATTTGAGATTTGTTTTGCCCATCCTTAGAAATGGTAAGTCACTATACAAGGAATCTTTTGCTCGATTATTTGGGTCTGCTGGCCCAGTTGAGTTGAAGGGCAGTGATGATTACTTTATTGCCAGGTCATTTGTCTATGCTGGGTTTACGGAAAATGGAGATTGTGGAATCCCTTTTTGTGTACTCAACTCAAGCCGGCAGAATCGTAAAATATTTGGTATTCACGTTGCTGGTAAGTCAGGTTCCATGGGCTTTTCAGCCATTTGCACTCAGGAGATGCTTCAGACTGCTCTCGCTGAAGTTGCTGAAGATTACCCTATCGTTAGTTCAGAGAATTTCGATGACAAGATTGAGAAGAAGATCGATGCTCAGAGTTCCATTGATATCAGTTACAATCAATTTAATGTTTTTGGTAAACTTCTTCCTAAGGCACCCAGCTCATCAAGTAGGAGTAGAATTATTAAGTCTAGATTGCATGATACTTATGCAAAGACTGATCTTGCTCCAGCTATGCTCAAACCTAAGGGTGATATTGATCCAATGTTCAATGCTTTGTCTAAGTATGGGCTTAATAGGGCTTTTGTGGATCAGCATCTTGTTCTTGAGGCTACGATGGACTATGTCATCCATATGTATGAAAATGAACGTGAACCCATTGTCCGGCGTGTCCTTACTGTGTGGGAAGCTGTCTATGGAATCGACGGAGATCCAAACTTCAATGGTCTTCCCAAACACACTTCTTCGGGTTATCCTATGAATGTGGCTGGTGTTGAGAATCTTAAGGAATCTCTTTTTCCCCCTCCAAGTAGCAAGAAAAGATCGGATTGTCCTGATCATACATTTTGGAAGTTGCATGATCTCGTTGAGGAAGATTTGGATAAATTGGCTAGTGATATTAGGCCTTTCTATGCATTTACTGATTTTCTTAAGGATGAGTATAGACCTAAGGAAAAGGCTGAGAGTGGAAAGTCTAGGCTGATCTCTGGTTGCCCACTCATTCTTGTTGTGATAGATAAGATGTATTTCAGTGCTTTCAATGTTTGGATGCAGGCGAACAAGATAACCAATGGTTCAGCGGTCGGAATTAATCCGTACAGTGCTGACTGGGCAAATCTTATGAGAACTTTGGGTGTTTTTGATGAGAGTCTCTCGTCTGTTAGGCCAGGCGCTGGTGATTATTCAGGGTTTGATGGTAGTCATATTGCGAAATTGCAGTGGGCTGCTCATCATGTCTATGAGACCTGGTACAAGCAAG